ACATTATCTGGTTCAACAGCTGAACTCAGAAATGCTAAAAAGTATTTAGTTGATTGGAACGGCAAAAGCAAAAGTAAATTCCAGTTGTCTGTAAGAGACTTCCTTTATCCGTATTGGAAGTCGGACATTGTTTTCGAGGAATTTAAATTGGTCGGCACTAGACTATCATTTGATTTGTACAATGCAAACAAAAAAATAGCTATTGAAGTTCAAGGCGCTCAGCATACTAAATACGTGAAGTTCTTTCATGGAAATAGAATGAAATATCTTGAGCAGTTGAAAAGAGACGATAAGAAATTCAGGTTCTGTGAAATCAATGATATTAATCTCGTCGAGATCTATCCAAACGATAAAATTTGTGAGGATCTTTTTGAATCATTTGGAGTGATTTTGTGAGTTGACTTTTACATTTATACAGCAATAATTAGGCATGATCTATAATCTTGAGCTCGAAAAACAGCTTCTAGCCGCTCTAATCAAAGAGCCAGAAAGCTATTCAGAAATTTCTAATTTCATTAATTCCAAGGACTTTTACTCCGAGGATTCTAATCTACACAGTACTATTTTTATTATTATTAAACAGTCGATTGATGCCAGCGAGCAGCTTGATGAAGTCATCATCGCTCAACGCATCAATACTTTAGGATTGTCGTTCGAGGATCGAGTCAATCCATCTGATTACATTCGTTCGCTGGCTTTAAGAAAAGTCCCAAAGGGCAATCTCATCAAGACTTCTAGAGAACTCAAGAAGTATACGATTCGTCGCGAGATCTTTGAATCCGCTCAAGAGATCGCCAAGAAGATGAAAAACGTCTCTCCTGAGACTCCTTATTCGCAGATTATTGAACAAGCTGACAACGTATACAATTCTCGAATTAATCTTTATGAGATCGGTAATGATGTTCCTGAAAACATCTATGAAGAGATGGAATCGCTCATCGAAGAGAGAGGAAACAATCCGATCAAAGAATTCGGGATGATGGGTCCGCATCCAAAAATCAATCAGATCTATGGATCTCTTTTGAGGCCAGGTAATATTACAGTTGTTGTTGCTCGTTCTGGTGTTGGTAAAACTCAATGGTGCATGGATTACAGCACTAAAGTTGGCATCAAATACGGAGTTCCTGTGCTTCACTTCGACAATGGAGAAATGAGCAAGGAAGAACTTATTATGCGTCAGTGTGCTGCCATCACTGGAGTTCCCATGCATCTGTTAGAAACTGGAGACTGGCGAAGGGCTGGTGAAGACGTAGTGAATAAAGTTCGTGAAGCTTGGCCGAAAATCAAGTCCATGAAATTTTATTATTATAATGTCGGCGGCATGGATGTTGATTCCATGATCAAGACACTGAAAAGATTCTACTACGGTAAAGTTGGTCGCGGCAATCAAATGATCTTTTCATTTGACTACATTAAAACCACATCAGAAGCATCTGGCGGAAAAAATGAATGGCAGATCGTTGGCGAGATGGTTGATAAGTTTAAGAAGTGCATTCAAAAAGAGATTCTGCACGACGGCAATCCAGTAATTCCAATGATTACTTCCGTTCAGTCGAACAGAAGTGGTATTACAAACAATCGCCAATCTCAAAATATTATTGATGATGAAAGCATCGTCTCTCTGTCCGATAGAATCACGCAGTTCTGTTCTCACATGTTTATCTTGAGAAACAAGACAGCTGATGAAATTGAAACAGAAGGTCGCAACTTTGGAACTCACAAATTCATCAATGTTAAAGCTCGTCACCTTGGCAAAGATATTGCTGGTGCTGTTGAACCAGTTCGTATTGGCGATACATTGAGAAAGAATTTTATCAACCTTGAATTTAAAAACTTCTGTATCTCTGAAAGAGGTGATCTTAGAGATATCGCTTCTGTCGCAGAGGGACGCTTTGAATTAGACGAAAATGACAACGACTCCATCCCAGACTTCGGTTGATCCATCTCAAATCCAATCCACGTTAGAGAACATTGGTTACTCTTTGGTTGATTTCGGAAATCACTGGAGAACCAATGCTATATATCGAGGAGGAGACAATAAAATGTCTGTTCGTATTTATAAGAATACGGGTGTATGGACAGACTTTGTAAACAATGGAAAAGCATTTCCATTTGAAAAGCTTTTGCAGCTTACGGTTGGAGGTGATTCTAGAAAACTAAAAGAAATAGCATCGTCTCTAAATAAGAGTGATGAATTCGTATATACTCAAAAACAAATTATTGAAATGGAAGAAATTTATCCAAAAGAAATCTTACAGAAGCTATTCCCAAATTACAATTTCTATACCAAAAAAGGTATCTCAGAAGATACTTTGAAATTCTTTAAAACTGGATTGGCTGGCGCTGGAAAAATGTATCGCAGAATGGTATTTCCCATCTTTAATGAACATGAACAAATTATTGGATTTAGTGGTCGCAAAATTGACGAAGGCAATGATCAATCTCCTAAGTGGAAGCATTTGGGCAAGCGAAAGAATTGGGTGTATCCAGCTTATCTACCCAATGAGTCCTCTGTTGATTCAGTGATCAAGCAAAAGCAGGAAGTCATTCTAGTCGAGAGTATCGGTGACAGCATGGCTTTATTTGATTCTGGCATTAAGAATAGTTTAGTTACGTTTGGCATTGGATGTAGCTCATCTATTATCAGTTATCTAAATTCTGCACCTATCAAGAAAATCACAATTGCCACAAACAATGATTTTAGATCGTCTGCGAATCATGGTTACAATGGAGCTATCAAGATCCTAATGGCTCTGCGTCTTTACTTTGATTTCGATTGTATTGAAATTAAAATGCCTCCTGATGGATATAATGACTTATTTGAAGCTCATCAAGCTGGACATAATCTAGAAAGCTGGTATAATAAGGAAGTCGATAAAAAGGAGTATTTGGAAAGTTTACATTCATACGTTAAGAAATATATGAACTTGTTCAAACAAAAAGATGCTGCATCCCTGATCAAGTTGATTGAAAATTATGAGTAGTCCAAAAACACCTCTGTCTGCTAGTAGAATCAAAACTGCTCAATCTTGCAGTTGGTTGTATTGGTGCAAGTATGTTCTTCAATTGCCAGATGCATCCAATGATGGAGCTAAAAGAGGCAGTATATGCCACTTAGTTTTTGAGTTGTTGGGCGAGCCTCGTAGAAAGAATACGTATCAGAAAATCATTGAAGAAGAAGATATTTTTGCCGTTGAATCTGTGAAACGGTTGGTTCTAAAACACGCAAAGAAATCGGGCGTAGATGATGAAGAGAATATTGAGATGATCAAGGAAATGACTCTGAATGGTTTAGAGTATGATTTTTACGGAGAAAACTCCGATACTCCGACAGAAGCTATTTCGGAAAAAGACTTTGAGATTGTTCACGTTTCTGAATCAGAAGGAATCAAATATAAGATCAAGGGATTCATCGATAAGTTATTCTTGTATAAGAATAATAAGTCAGCTTTGATTCGAGACTTTAAGAGCAGCAAGCAAGTATTCAAAGGCAAAGAGATTTCTGATAATCTGCAAGATTATATGTATAGTTTGGCAGTTAAGCATTTATATCCTGAATACGTCAATCGTCAAAGTGAGTTCTTGTTTCTCAAGTTTAATCTTGATGATAAAAAAGCAGCTAAGCTAAGATTCGGCCCAAATAGTCTAGTTGAGAAAAAGAAAGAAAAAGGTTCTGGCGTAGTATTGATGGAGCCTATTTCAGAAGATGATCTTTCAGGGTTTGAGTATCAGTTAACTGGGATGCAAACTTATCTAGATAATTTTTCCGAAAAAGATTCCCGTGGAAATCTTGCAGCTAAGCAACCGTTTCCCTCTGATAATTCATTCAGCGGACCATTGCAGTGTGGCTTTGCAAAAACAAAAGGTCAGCTTAAAAAAGACGGAACTCCCATGTGGCATTGTTTTGCCAAATTTCCATTTGATTATTTTGTGGTTCTCAACAAAGAGGGAAAGATATTAAAGTCTTATAATGAAGCCGACTTTGATCCATCTATTGTTGAAGAAAATCAAACTTTTGAAAAGCGTCATTATCTTGGATGCCCAGCATTCAATAGGCAAAATTATTGAACCCAAAATAAGCTATTGACACGCGACATGATCATGAGTATGATGAATACTCATGATTCCTCTTTTTAAGTCGCACTACTCAATTGGCAAGAGTATTTTAACTCTTGATCATCCAGAAAAATCTAGGGATGATGGATCTGATAGCATATTCTCTATCGCTCAAGAAGAGTCTTTAGATACCATTTATTTGGTGGAAGATTCCATGATTGGATTTTTCGACGCATTTAAAAAGGCTAAAGAGTTCGGCATCAAGCTTATTTTTGGTTATAGATTCACTTGTTGCACTGATGTCGATTCCGCTGATTCGCATCATAAGTTGATCGCTTTCGCTTTGAACGATCAGGGCTGTAAAGACTTGAATAAGTTCTACAGTCACATCAATACTGAATCTAATGGAGTGATCACCAACAGTGATCTGCTGCGTTTATGGACTGAGAATATGCTTTTGGCGGTGCCTTTTTATGATTCATTTATTTTCAAGAATCATCTCTCATTGAGCAATTGCACTCCAGACTTTAAGCATATCAAGCCAATCTTCTTTGTGGAAAGAAACAATCTTCCTTTTGATTCTTTGATTGAAGACGCTGTTCGCCAGTATGCCTCTCAATA